ACGCCATTTCTCGCCCTCACAGTCAAACAGCGCGTGCAGGTACACAACAGCGCAGTCAGCTTGCTGGCAGCGGGCCGCAAGATCGAATTAGGCAACGGTCTCAATCGCCGCGAGCCAGCGCAAGACGATATCACCACCATGAACCAAGACGCAGCGGCGCTACAAGCTGCGGTCGCAACAGCGGCCAAGGATGACCGCGAACCACAGTTCGTGTGGGCCCACCAACGTTTCAACCCGTTGGTCGCACCGGGAAAACCACGCTACAAGGCTCTCAGCGTGGCGTACACTGAAAACGTGGCGGCTGGCAAGATCGTACCAGCGCAAGAGTACGTCGCGGCAGTGCAGGAGCTTTGCGCTCGCAACGTGCTGGCCCAACAGGTGAGGGCTGGCGGCTACGTCGTTGCGGTCAAGGAAGATGCGGACAAGCAGTCAGCAGCGAACAAGGCTGACAAGCCAGCGAAAGCGGTCACGGCCTCATCGTTGACCATGCTGGCGTAGGGCAAGCGGCAGAGATCGGGGGCGGCTCGGGCCTAGCGGCTCGGGTCGCTCCCTTTTTTTGCCCGCTAGCGCCGCAACATGTTGGCGCACATCGTGCTGGGTCCCATCCTGAGCCCCTGCATATAGCGCAGGGGCCACATCAACTACATGAGGGGAGCGTCATTGTGCCACACAGGGCGTAAAAGGTGGACTAGTAGGAAGCATGCTTTTTGGGTCACATCCAGGATACGACACACCCTTAGTACTAAGTACTTATATAGTATAGGGTTATGTAGTATAGTATATAGGGGGGTTGCTGGGGCTACTAGGGGGGAGGGTAGATTGTAGCTCACCTGGGATGGCTCTATGTGGCTCTACTTGGCAATATTCTTCTCTGACCTATTCATTGCGCTGCTCTCAGCTAAGTTCTACTTTGCCCTGAGTGAGCGTAACCGTTGGCAGGCAGTAGGATGGGGACTAGCGCTAGACTTCGTAATCAACGTGAACGTAATAGGAGTCTCTCAGCAACAGTGGCGTATGATGGTTCCAAGTCTCCTAGGAAGCGCTATAGGAACATTCAGTAGCATGGGCTTGCCTAGAAAGAAACAGATGTTATCTTGAAGCAGGAGAACACTATGGCCTTTAACGACATGCAGAAAGCTGTGAAGACTTCTAACGTTCCTGCGGCTCCTCCTGGTCCCTCAGCAGCAGGGAAAGTGGAAAGTATTTCCTACGATCAGAGCCATCCAGGAATGGCACGAGTAGGAATCAGACATGCAGGACCAGGAAAGAGTAGTGGGAAGGGTAATCTAGGATTCGACAGTAATCCCCATTCTACTGCTCACGTCCACGTAGAACATGCTAGCAAACTCAAGATCGGTCAGAAGGTCCATCTTCGAGTTCATGATGGTGAATACGGCGAAGCCAACTCAGATGAGGCTACACAATAATGGCTACTAAGCGAGAAATAGACGGTCTAGTGAGCGATATCCCAGCTCAAGTAGCAGCAGCTCACTCCTCAGTACGAAGTGTAAACGAGAAGAAGGGTGGAGATGTAGCTGGTCCCTTTGCAGGTAATCCCATCGACCCATCCGATTACGGCTTCGATATGTTCGGATGTGATGGTGCTACCTACATTCGTGAGCGATCTAAAGAGATAGCCCGCCAAACACTAAAGGTCCACGGTCTCCAGCCAGCAGAAGGCAAGGATAACTCTGGCGTAGCAGATGGCTCAGACTTCGGCAAGGCAGAGAAGCAGGATAGCTTCGCAGAAAACACTCCACTATCAGAGAAGAATTACTCTGGTGGTAAAATCCCAGGACAAAAGGAAAGTTAATATGTCACGTAAGCAAGCTATTGGGGGAGCTAGATCCCCTTCCACAACTCCCCGTTCTCCAACTCCTGACATCCAGCGCAGTGGTGGAGCGTCAAAGAGCGGCCAGTATCCTGGTACTCGTCAACACGAAGGTGCAGCAGAAGCAGGAAGTAGCCAAGACTCCCTTGCTCCTCCTACCAGCCAACGTGGCTCAGACCCTGCACTAGCTGGTAGCTATGTGCATTCAGCTCGCTCCAACTCTCAAGGGGCTGCTCCAGGCAAGGATCAAGTCAAGAACCCTAACGAACCCCTAGCCGCAGCCTATCCAGGTGGTGAGTATCCCGGTGTCCCTGTCCCTATGACCTACGGAGAGGGCTTTGATGGCGTAAGAGACCCTGGAGGTAACCTAGCCGGAGCAAAGACTCGTGGTGCCCAAGAACGAGAGGGTGGAGTAGGCGGAGCAGCAGGCGGTCAATATCCAGGAGTTTCACAAGCGGTTGAGGGCCTAGCAGGAGCAAGTGCTCCACAGCTCCATCCTCTACTTGGCATTGACGTAGAAAGTGAAGCAGACGACCTAAATGTACGGGATGTCGGTACGAGCGGTAACGTAGGGAACCGCCACGTAGCTCCGCCAGAGGTATAATCACTGCTTGACGAATGGTTCTTCAGCGGTAAGATCCTTATAGGGGTCCTCTTTAGGTTCCATGGGGACCCCTTCTTTTATCTCTAACCCCAGTATTGCCATACGTTTACGAATAGAGGTGGGATGCCTACCAAGGAGTGTAGATATCGTGTTGATATCATTACCCTCCTTCAAAAGCTGCACAAGCTTCGTATTCTCTTCTGGAGTCCATAGCTGAAAAGCCATGGGGTAATCACTTCGGATCTTCTTGAACGCAAAGCTATAGTTCAAGTCAAATCCACAGTTTGGGCACTTCTTCATGGGGGGAATAGCTCCTAAAACGAGGATGATTCAGTACTGACACCAGGCCAATCGCAGTCAGATTGGCCGTGTGTTATTATACCCCCCACCCCCTACTGGCGCAAGGGGAGTAAGTCATTATATTGCTTGAACCTACTATGACAGCCATAGAATCCCTTACCGACCTGGTAACCAAGGGCTACGAACCAGGGAAACTGGACGAGTACCACGACCTCCTCAAACTCCTTGGAGTCGTAATAGCTCAAGTAGCCCTCCTAGATGTAGCAAGCAATGTCATCACAGAACCCAAAGATAGAGTCTCCGCAGCTCGTGCGCTGCTAAACTTCACCAAAGAATCTCCAGAGAACATAGCAGAGCGCCTACGACGCTCTCCCTTCTCCGACTTGAACATTGAGCAACTCTATGCTATTGTTGAACAAGTCAAGAAGGGTAAGTCCGACATGCAGGCCATCATCCAAGAAGTCAAGAAAGGTACTGAGTAATGGATATCTTCAATAAGCACTTCAACTTGGACTCCACCGAAGGTGCCTGGGGTGCTCTGGAAGGTGATTACTACGCTGCCACGAACACCACCATCGGCACAGGTATCCTTACTTCAACCCAGCAAACCTTCTCCAGCACTTCCGCAGTGTTGGTAATGTCAAACTCCTCTTCGAAGTACACTGTCCGTAACGTACAGGGACAAGAAGGCACTGGTCCTACCACCTTCGTCCTGGGTGATGGCAGCCAATTCGGACTCCCAGAATACTTCCGAATGACTGTAACCACAGTGGACGCTGCTGCGACATCCTTCCAGTGGGCATTAGTACTCGATTCCGTAAACCGCTATAGCTCTGGTGGTCAAGTGCCCGCAGCTCCCACCGTTGGCGTCGTGAACATTCTTGGAATGGGAGTAGCCAGCTACAATCCAAAGCACGCCATTCAAGTAGGTAACCTTGTCACAACAGCAGAAAGTGGTGGTACAAACCCACTGCATCGTGGCCGTGGCATTATGAAAGCTGTTACTTCGCAACCGCTTTGTCTTGTTGGAGACGAGTTCCTGTGGACCTTCACCCGTATGGACAATGCTGTCGCAGGATCAAAGGGTGGCGGCACAAGCGGCACGAACCCACAAGTCTACCGTCAATCTTTGGGAGCATGCCCGATTCCTCCAGGTGGCTCACTAGTACTCCATGCTTGGTTCCCCGCCATCACAACAGGAATCACGTTCGAGTACGAGGTATCTTGGTCAGAATTGACGTTCTAAGGGGACTGTATGGAAGAACGCCAATATCAAACCATCATCGACCACATAGATGATAATTCTAGAAGACTAGGTGCGATAGAGGCCCGATTCGAGAAGATAGAGGTTCGTTTCGATGTTGCAGCGGCTTCAGTCCTTAAGCTGACGAACGACATTGCTGAAGTACGGGGAGCACTGCAAGAACGCAGTAGAACGTCTGGTCTCATCGCATTACTTGTCTCTGCTATAGTTAGTGGACTAATCACTCTATTCGGCACAAGAGTTAAATGACCGAGCTTACCAATTACAAAGAAATAGAGCTGGAACTTCGTCGTAGAGAACACGAAGATCCTCTTGGACTATTCTATAAACCCCACCAGAAACAACAGGAGGCCCATCGTGCTCGTCGTCCTCTGCTGCTCGTTGTTGGTGGCAACCGTTCTGGTAAGACTTGGTTTGCTGTTGCCGAAGCGATCTACTACTGCACGGGTCGAACTGTCTGGGCCGAAACCCCCGCCCCAGCAGTGGTCTGGTATGTTATGCCATCGCTCACCATGTTTCGCCGTACCGTTCTCCCCGTCTTCAGAAGACTCGTTCCCCGTGGTGAACTCGTCAGATTCTCCGAGCGCAGCGGCATTGCCAAGTTCAAGAACGGCTCCGAACTCCACTTTCTCTCGTCTGACATGCGACAACGCCGTTTGCAGGGCGCGAGCATTGATCTGGCTATCATGGACGAAACGCCTGATGAAGCAGTCTTCGAAGAACTCCAGGCCAGAGTCTTCGACCGCCACGGAAGAATAGTGCTCGTCTTCGCCCCTATCGACGCTAAATCCTATTGGGTAAGGGACAAGCTCTACATCCCATGGGTCTCTGGTGACCGTGTAGATCTCGATGTCATCCTCATGCCGGTAGCAGACAGGGAAGGACATTCCCTTGTTCCTCACTTCACTGATGAGGACATCAAGCAGCTCGAACGCCAGTGGCCAGATCCATCAGTACGAGCAGCCAGAATGTATGGAGAGTTCATCACTCGCACCGGACTCGTATTCAGAACCTTCGATACGCAAGTACACATGGTCAAGTCCTTCGACATCCCCATGGACTACGCTCGATGGTTTGTATGCGATCCAGAGTATCATCGCTTCGCAACACTATTCTTTGCTGCTGACGACCTAGGGAACTACTATGTGACTGATGAGTTCTTCTCCCAAGACGACACCCTGGCCCGTCGCGCAGAGCGCATGTACGCCATATCCGGCAAGAGAGATCGTGCTGTACCGTGCTATGTGGATTCCGCTAACCCGCAGGATACTGCCGAGCTAAACTGGCACTTCCAGCGCATAGGAGCCCCTATTGGAGCAGTGCCCCTGCCTATGCGGAAGCGTATAGAAGACATGGTACTCAGAACACACGCACTGTTAGAGCCCGATACCGAGAAGAAGTATCCTAATGTCATCCCAGAGCATAAGGACGTATTCGGTGCTCCACGGTTATTCTTCTTCGATACTCTTATGTCCACATGGAAATGGGATGAACGCGACATGAAATGCTCTAGAATGCTATGGGAGATTCAACGACTGAGCTGGGGCAAGGATGGCAAGCCAGACAAAGAGAGCGCTGATGGAGCAGATTGTGCCGATGCCCTAATATACGGCTGCTCAATCATGGCGCTAGGGGTACGTCAACAAGAACCTAGTGTATGGCTAAGAAAGCTTCCTATAGCCGATCAGGTCATTTGGAAGGCTATAGAAGACGCAGACCGTTATCAACGTATCCTCCACAGGGAAAGATAATGCTATACTTTGCCTTAGGGCTGCTAAGTGGTATACTGTTAGCTGGACTAGGTGGCTGGTATCTCGTAGTAAAGCCCTTAGTGAACGATATTCGTCTCATGCGCTACAAAGGCTTCCAGCCTAACTTCCCGAAGCCAGAACGGACAGAGCCGGTGTTAGTGAACCCTCATAGAGCGATTGAAGACTAATGGCCAGACTACCGAGACCCGAAGCTAGCCCCCAGGAGTTCGTAACCTATACTGGTGTCCAGTGGCACAACCATGACGCATTCTACTCATTCTGGGTGGAACGTTGGAAGAGAGTAGTAGACTTCCTCCGCTCTCTCCATTGGAGAGTGCTCGTGGAAGTGGATCTCAAACAGATCCCTGAGTGGAGACGTTTCCCGATAACCAACTTCACGCTCTCCCTGTTCTCAGACTACGTGGGCCAATTCCTCCAGTCCAGAGTACGCTTCTCGGCTGTACCGGACAATGCTCAAAACGTCTCCAAGGCCGAGCTAGCAGAGCAGATCTTCAAGTACTTGTGGGATCGTACTGGTCTTGAGGACAAGAGAACTGATCTAGCTGCGTGGCTCATGGCAACAGGTAACGCAGATCTAAGAGTATTCTGGAACACGGATACTGGAGATATGCTGCCCCTTGGTATCCCAGACGGCCAAGGAGGAATCATTCCCATTGATCCGAAGACTCTCCAACCTGATCCTAACATGAAAGAGCCAATCATGGTGGATGCTGGAGAGATCGGTATTGAAGTGATAGCCCCTCAGCTCGTGCGCTGGAATGCAAAGCCCTCACTTGGCGTCATGGTAGGATTCCTGCTTACCTACGACGAGTGTGTAGCAAAGTACGATTACAAGATTGCAGATCAGCTTGCTTATCAGACAGTATCAGGTCCTCTGACCACTGACTTGATGGCTGTATTCCCACAGACTCTCTCCAGCGGTATGCCCGCAAAGGAACCAGCAGCCCTGGTAATCGAGCACTATCTGCCACGTTCCAGCCGTAACCCAGGTGGTCTATGGTGGACAGCTTCGGACAACAAGATTGTTGTGACGCCTCCACGTCCGTTACCTGCTCGCCAAGTACCTATAGTCCACTTCCGTTGGGTGCCAATGCCCGGATGGCCAACACTAGGGCTATCTCCGCTCTATGACATCACATGGAGCAACAAGCACTATGAAGAGCTTGAAGCTCGTATGTTGGAATGGATGAACAAGGTAGTCCCGAAGATCGTGCGTAAGACCGGAGACGGGCTAAAGTACGGAGAAATCAACGATGAGCCAGCACAGGAAGTCATCGTGCAGCCAGGCACGGAACCTGATTGGATGAGCCCGCCAGCCTTTCCTAAGGAGTTCCAGGACCTCCGGCAGACCTTTGCCGATGACATAATGACAGTCGGAGGATACAAGTTCCGTCGAGCAGAGCAGCCGCCCCCAGGCGAAGCGAAACAGAGCTTCAGAATGCCCCCTCGTACAAAGAACGAGGGAGAACAGGTTATGCTGGCGGTCATTAACTCTAAGTCATCATGGGAGAAACTTGGCTACATCCTGTTAGACTATGTAGCAAAGTTCTACACGGAGCCTCGTGCTATCTCAATCATAGGAGAAGATAAGTCCTACCAGTGGAAAGAGTTCACTGGATCAGACCTAGATAACCTCCAGGCTACGATTCACGTAGATGAACTCCCACTCTATACCTGGAACCGTCAGAGTATGAGAGATACCGTCATTGGACTCATGAGCACCCCAGGTGGTGCTATCGTCTTCGCAGGCCCAGATGGGCAGCCTGACAGAGCGAAGATCGAAGCCGCAATGAACGCAACCGGCATAGACATGGCTCAGGAGGCAGATCCTGACGTATTGGAAGCTAAGAACGAAAATAACGCCTTTGACAGTGGTCAGCACGATATGCAGGTAGATCCTAACTCCGGCCAGCCTATTGGTGGAGGTATGGAGATACAGCCTTGGAACAACCACCCTGTCCACATGCAGGAGCACTCTAAGGTCGTGAAGGGCTTGAAGTTCAAGGCTTGGCCGCAGGAGCGCCAGCAGGCATTTCAGCAGCACATGGGCGCTCACGAGAAGGCTATGTCTGACGCCCAGGAGCAACAGAAACAGGAGATGTTGCAACAAGAGGGCGCTTTGCGTAATATTCGTGCGGAAGCAGAAACCTCTCAAGATGTCAAGACCGAGCTTGGTAAGGCGCTTGTCGATGCACTAGTGTCCTACCTAATGCCCAAAACCGACGAGAAGTCCGATAAGAAGGGTAACCCATTCGCCAAGAAGGAGTAGTATATGACCGTACCTGGAAGCCCAGGTAATTTAGAGCTGGACAATTCTGATCTAGATGGAGCTGCTGGATCGGAAGGTGGCGTAGATACTAAGGCTTTGGCTAAGGAACTCACTGCCAAGATCCTACAAGGTAATGAGCAACCTGGCGATAATCTAGGTATTACGCATCAGGGTGTTGAAGATGATACCGCTGGTACAACCGAAGGTCAGCAGCAACAGACGACCGAAGGTACTACCGAGGGAACGGAGGGAACAGAAGGCACTGAGGGCGGGGAAGTTACCTACCAAGAGCTTGAAGCAGCCCTAGCCGAAGCCGGTATTGATCTTGGGGTCTCTGCCAAGGACATACCAAAAGAACTTCTCCCTGTCTATGAGAGACTTGTAAAGAGTGCTGTAGATGTAGCTGAGACTGTGCTCTCCCAGCAGCTCGAAGCTTCAAAGGCTCTCCAGTCCGTCAATGAGTTCTCTAGACAGCTCAAGGAGTCCCCTGATAAGGTGATGCTTGCCCTAGCCGTCAATCAGCCAGAGGTCTACAAGAAGGTTGCTGCGCTGATGAATGACATGGACACCGATCCTAGAGTTAAGGATATGGTGCTCAAGGACTTAGCATCAGAAGCTAGACTCCGCGAAGCTGAGCGTAGAGAACGCGCTGTTGACGAGCGTGACCGTCGAATGAAGGCTAACCAGGTTATTGCTGCAACTCAAAGAGCAGCAAGAACTTACGGTGTTCCCTTCAGTACAGCAGAGAGGGTTATTGCCCTCGCTGTGCAAGCCGGTAACGGCGATCTAGAAACAAGTGAAGTAGACAGTATCGTTAGAGAACTTAAGGGCTTAGCTCCTGCCAAGGGTAAGCAGCCTTTGAGAATGGTTACCCCAAAGAAGCAAGAGGCCGTTAATCAGGCCAATAAGGGCGCTGTAAGCGGTTCTGAGACCACTGGAGGCCAAGGTGGCTACGAACCTACCCCTCTAGCCTCCAAGGGCCTAAACGAGAAGACCAGCGACCGTGAAGGTGGCGGAGGCAAGTTCCGTAGTCTCATCCAGCAGATTAACCGCCGTATCGCATCGGCAGGACAGTAATCATGGGAAACTGGCATATCGCTATTGAAGGTACAGGGATTCATCACAACAAGGACGAACATGATGTGAATGTTCTCCTTGGAGAGTTCCTGAAGGTACTATCCCAGCATCAGTCTATAGAGCGAGTTAGCTTGACCTACGGAGGCCGACAAGTTTACTTCGGTGATGATGACGGCTGGCATCCTATAAAGGAGCCTAAAGATGGACATTCCACCGGATAGACTATAACTGGTAGCGTACCCCGCGCTGGAAAGCCTTACTTGACAACGAGTAAGGCTTTCTTGTATAGTGTATTCGGAAGCTGTACCGGAAACTCCTTGGAAAGCACAACTTGATGTAATACCCTACTTGTATAACAAGGAGTATTTATGGCTGTAACTCAAAGCACATTGGCTCGCTTGGATGCCATTCTGAAGGATCGTCCTATTGTGGACGCTATTCAGATTGCGCTAAACAAGGCGACCCCTTTTGCGGAGAAGATTACCCAGCAACTGACCCTCAGCGGTCGTAAGGGTATCTTTCCGGTGCAGTTCGGATGGAATGAAGGCATCTACGCTCGTGGTGATACGGGCTCATTTGGTGATGCCGTAACAGATCAGCCGGTCCAGGCTTTCGTCCAGGCAAAGTTCGTCTACGCCATCTTCGAAATCAGCGGTCCTACGATGTCAGCAACCCGAGATAATCCGGGTGCCTTCGAGGACGCTCTGGCCCTCCAGCTAGAGAATACCGTCACAGGCGTCAAGCTTGAGATGGCTCGTATGATTCTCGGTAAGGGTGATGGTGTTCTAGCCCTCGTCTCAAGCCGTACCAGCGCAACAGTGGCCGTGGTTAAGAGCCCATTCGGTCTCTCGACCTATAAGGATACTCGCCCAGCCCGCAACATTATCCGCCGAAACATGAACATTGATATCGGTGTGAACACAGGTACTCCGGCTGGCCACGTTGCTGACTCAGCACTTACGTCAGTTACGCAGCAAGCCACAACGACAACCATTACCTACTCACCTGCCGAAATTGGTACAGTAGCCGCAAACGACGTGGTAACCCACGCCGGTTCAGCTACATTGGAACCAGTCGGCTTCTTTGGCGCAGTAGACGACGGTACAAACGGCTCAACCACATACCTGAACATCACTCGTGCAGGTCTCGATGGATGGAACGGTACACTGGTTGACGCAACAGGTGGTGGTTCAAACGTCGTAGATCTTGACCCGGATAACCTCCGAGACACGATTGACACGATCATGGAAGTCTCTGGCCGTGTACCGACGCACATCGTCTGTAACTACAAGCAGCGCCGTAACGTCTATAACCTGTATGCTCCGCAGATCCGGTACGCTCCGATGGTACTGCCTGCTGGTATCCGGGACTCGACGCTGGCGTTCGACGACATTCCGGTTATCGCGGAAAGGTTCTTCCCACCAACCCACATCGGATTCGCGAATGTGGATACGTGGTACCACGCTATCGACAAGGATGTTGAATGGATTCAAGGTCTTAACGGAACGGTGCTTCACTTCTTGCTCACCTCAGATACGTTCCGTGCTGTGCTCCGTACATACCGTAACTTCGCCTGCTTGTTCCCGGCGGCTAACGGCTTCGTCTACGGATTGGCAGAATAATAGGTGCCCGGACTTGATCCGGTGAGAGCTTGGGTGGGGGGCTACGGCCCCCCATCCCCACAATCCAACAAGTGAGTTAGTGTATGCCTGGTCCAAAGCTTAATTTAGCGAGAACGGTAGATTGGTGGAAGGTCTCCCCGTTCCCAGAAACATATGATTTCCAGACACAAAACCTTGGGACTGCAAGC